GTTGGTTTTGACGAGAACAATCCCATTTATGTATCACTTACAAAGGAAAGTGTCTTAAGACACAATGGAAAAACGAATAGGACCACCACCAAAATCACAGACGGTAATGTATTGTAACAACTGTGGAGCCAAAGGTCATTTATTTAGGTCATGTAATGATCCAGTATTGTCCTGCGGAATAATCTTAGTTGATACACCTTCGCTTCCAATAAAACCTCCAGATACGAGGCTAATCATGATACGAAGAAAAGATAGTATGAGTTTTGCAGAGTTTATGAGAGGAAAGTATGATGTAGACGACAAAGAGTATATTGGAAAGCTTATTGGAAATATGACTATCGCAGAACAAGCAACAATAGCAAATCTACCCTTTGAAATGACATGGCGAATTGCGTGGGGAGATGATAATTCAGGAAATGACTATATTCAATCACAAGTCAAATATGATAAGCTGAATTTAAAAGAACTTGTTGCTGAGTTTCCATCTAAATATGGTGAACCTGAATGGGGATTTCCAAAGGGACGTAGAATACGAGGTGAATCAGACGTTGAGTGTGCGATTCGAGAGTTTTGGGAAGAGACCAATATTTCACGAGATGCCTATGTAGTTTTAAAGAACATTCGATTAGAAGAAACCTTTGAAGGACTGAATGGAATTACGTATCGTCATATCTATTTTGTAGGTTTGCTGAAACATCCTGAAATGGTCAATCTCACACAGCGATTCACTCCAATGCAACGCAGAGAAATCTCAGCAATTGCATGGAAGAGTTTTGAGGAATGTGATAAGCTTGTCAGACCACATCACGTTCAAAGAAAGAACATGATTGAAGAACTACGTTCTGTGATTGAAACTTTTGAAACTATCTAAACATCCACCGTAGAGATACATAATGCTTACCATTATTACACCCTGTTGTCGTCCAGCTAATCTTTCACACCTTTTTAATTCAATTAACTTCACACATGTGAATCGATGGTTAATTGTACATGATACTACACATACCAATGGTGTTTTCACTCAAGCCTTCAATCATCCAAAGATTACAGAGTTTGGAGTTTCAGGAGGTATCTCTGGAAACCCTCAACGAAATGCGGCATTGGATCAAGTCAAGTCAGGTCTTATTTATTTTTTAGATGATGATAACATTATTCATCCTAACTTTTGGGAGATAGTTCCTACATTGAACATTGGTTATTTTTATACATTTGACCAACAACGATGGGACGAATTTGTAGGAACTCCAGGTGATATCTTCAAAGGAGACACACCAAGATTACAAAGAATTGATACAGCTCAGTACATTGTTCCATTCTATATGTGTGGAACTTGGAAAGAAGATGATTATAAAGCGGATGGACTCTTTATTGAGGATATTTATACCAAGAATAAAGTTAGTCATATCTACATTCCTGAAGTAGCTTCCTATTACAATTATCTGCGACGCGCTAGGATGTAAATCTAAATCCAGCTAAATAGACCGTCATACAGTACGCGACTACACTGATGATAAACACCCACCACCACAAAGGAAAGACAGTGGCTTCACGATCCGTTGCTCCAAAAGGACGAATCCTTCCTTCACGCCCAAAGGCGACGGACGGTTTCAAATAGAGGAATGTAGCCATTAAAAAGAGATAGATGGTCACCATCCACATACGATGGTTTCGTCGTGTTAAATCCATTGTATCAAGCAGCGTAAAAAGTTTAGCGGTTTCGTCTTGAACTCTTGCGTTTTCTTCGCGTCTTACGACCTGTACCTTTAGGTGGTTGAAGACCTGCAAATCCCCGAATAAGATCTGCTGGACCCGTTCCTGGAATAGAATCCTGTTTTGTCTTTGATTCATAAGCTTCATCAAACGCTAGACGACTTGCCTTTTTCTCAAACGCTTTTGTAAGTGCTTCAGTTGTGAGTCTGTAAAAGACAGTATAATCTTGGTTGTCTAACAATCGAATTGAACGATGTGCAATAACCCTTTTATTTCTATTTAAAATGTCCAGGTCAAGTGCATATCGGTGTATAATAACTCTAGTTTTACCTCTAACCGTTACATATTGGTATCGTCTGGAACCGTTTAAGATTCCAGAAAGAACATAAGTTTTTCCAACTTCTAATCGTGAAATATTAACTAGAGCACCCATATCTCTAGGAGGTTCTGGTAAAGGATCTGGTAAAAGATGGTCTTCAGGCATTGGAGGTATAGGAGGTTGATTCATTATGTTGAATGCTTATTTTTTTCAACACGCATCAATATAATGATGGCTTCACAGGCATTTGTCCTTCCTAACCGAAAGGCCTTTTCAGATGCGATTACACGAATGTTCATTAAGTCTGATTACAGATCTAAGGACAAAGACCCATTAGACGAAGAAGATAAGAACATTGACCTTTGTTTACAACGAACAGGAACTGGAAGAGAATTGTTCCCGTATCAAAGGATTATTCGAGACTATTTAAAGATTGAAACTCCTTATCGAGGATTGTTAGTCTATCATGGTTTAGGTTCTGGTAAAACATGTTCGTCCATTGCAGTTGCTGAGTCCTTGCTTAGCACTAGCAAAGTGTATGTGATGTTGCCTGCCTCTCTTGAACCCAACTTTCGTGAAGAACTACAGAAATGTGGAGATCCAATCTATGCAGTTGAAAATCACTGGACTACACGTACATTAACCGAAGAAGTCCGAGCTGAAGGAAAGAGACTAGGTATTTCAGATAAGTTTATGGATAAACATAATCAGATTTACATTACAACTCCCAGTCAAACACCAAACTTTGAAAGCTTTTCAGTTCAAGACAAGAAGGCAATTCGTGAACAAATCAAAGATGTTCTTGAACAGCGTTTCAACTTTATCCGTTATAACGGTCTTTCAACTTCCAACATTGATGAATACATTAAAGATGGAATGTACGATGATTCAGTTGTCATTGTAGATGAAGCCCATAACTTGATTTCACGCGTGATTAATGAATCTGAAATTACTGGAAAACTCTACGAAAAACTCTACAACGCAAAACGGTGTAAAATTGTATTATTGTCTGGTACTCCAATTATCAATTCACCTAACGAAATCTCATACATGATGAATCTTCTTCGTGGACCCATTGAACGAATTACGTTGCCATTCAAAACCATTCCAACATGGGATGAAGAATTAATTACTAAAGCATTTCGTAAGATTCCTGAAGTCGATACAATTGAATTCAATGCGTTAAAGAAGTATGTTATGATTACACGAAATCCTCCTCAGTTTCGTTCAACGTATAATGGTGAAGGAGACCGTGTTGCTGTTCAGTACATGAAAGATTTACCCTTTATTGCTCAGCCTTCGGATTGGGTTGCTTCCATTAAACAAAAAATTGAAATTGATGTAGGAGGAGGTGAAATTGCAGTAGAACGTGTAACCACTGAACAACTTGAGTGTCTTCCAACTGATTATGAAGAATTTGCAGGTTTGTTTTTAGATGGATTGAATATCAAAAATCCAATGTTGTTTCGTCGTCGTATTCAGGGCTTAGTTTCATACTTCAAAGGTGCTGATGAACGTTTGCTTCCTAGAAGAATTGACTTGGATAAAACACTTGAAAAGGTTCCTATGTCCGATGAGCAATTCATACGTTATCTTGAAGTGCGTTGGATTGAAATGAAGATTGATTCAAGACGAGGTCGTAATAAATTGGATGAAGATTTGAGCACCTTTCGTGTTCCTACTCGTCTTGTATGTGATTACGCACTCCCTCCTGAATTAGCTATCAAAGAACCCTCAGGTGAAATTCTTTCAGAGAAAAAGAAGCCTCAAAAAGAAGATGCAGATATTGTTATAGCAAAATTGAAAGCTTCTCCTCAACGGTACTTATCTGAAAAAGCTTTGGAAAACTTCAGTCCTAAGATGCTACGAATTTTGACAAATATCAAGGCATCACTTGGAAGTAATCAGTTCGTATATTCTCAATATCGTTCATTGGAAGGATTAGGTATTCTGTCTGCTGTCTTAGATATAGCAGGATGGCAGCCTTATAAACTGACTCGTCAAGGAAATCAATGGGTAGAAGATCCTGAAATGTTAGATGACAGACCTGCGTACACGTTTTACACAGGTGAAGAAAAGGCAGAAGAGCGAGACTTAACTCGTCAGATTTTCAATGGAGTTTATTCCAAGAACTTTCCTGCTTCATTGAAAGAAAGTGTTGAAAAGAGACCTAAGAAGATTCTTCAATTATTGATGGCATCAGCATCAGGAGCAGAAGGTATTACTCTGAATAATGTGAGACACGTTCATATTATGGAACCACACTGGACTCCAGCAAGACATGACCAAGTCATTGGCCGTGCTATGCGTATTTGTTCACATGCAACGTTGCCTATGGAAGAACGTACTGTCAAAGTGAGCTTCTATCTCTCTGTGTTTACGGAGAATCAGATGAAGTCTGCTGAATATCCTAACATTGTTGCGATTCGTCGTAATGATATGGTTATCAAGCGATATGAAGGAGATCCAGTTGAAACGTTCATGTCTACAGATGAATACCTTTACGAAACGGCTTTCGAAAAGGAACGCATTGGACAGCGCATGGCGTTATTGTTAAAGGAATCTGCGATTGATTGTGAAATTCACCGAAAGCTTCATGCTCGTGAACGTCCAGTGGTTTCATGTATGCGTTTTGACTCAACATCTACTGGAGAAGATTTAGCATTCAGACCTAATATCAAAAATGAAGATACAGACGCAACTGTACTAAGAAATACATCTAAGAAACATCGACGTCTGCAAAAGGTATTGGTCAAAGGAATTTCATTGATTATAGACCCCAATACAAAAGAAGTCTTTGATGGACCCGCATGGGATGATAATCAACGTTTATTGCGAATGGGTAAACTAGTTACACCTACTTCGATTGAATTTCTGACTTAATATCCTCCAGCCATGAAGCACATACTTCCTTCCAAGTCTTGAAATTGTAGTTTGAAGCTGCTTTCTTGAGAGCTGGAAGATTCTCAATCATTTTTTCCATTGTATCTGCGATTTCAACATAACTAAAGTTAGGTGCCCATGAACCAAGAGGCATTGTTCCAGCAAAATAAGTACGATCTTTTGGTTGGATAAATCCAGCAACTGTTTCATCCATAAAAGAGCGATATGTTCCAATATCTGTAACAAGTTGAGGAGCTCCAGTGTACAAGTGTTCAATTTGACAGAGTCCGAATCCTTCACCATCTGAAGTGTTCACACCTATGTCGGCTGCATTATAGAGTTCATTGATTGCTGAATCAGGAAGTGCTTTTGCAGCTGTATCTATTAACATTAATCGTTTTGCATAGTCAGAAGGTTCAAGTCCACGTCTTTGAATTTCCATTGTAAAAATACGGTTAATATCATGATATGCCCCTTGTTGAGCATTGAGACCTGTAACTACCATATAATAATAGGGTTTCTTTGGATCGCGTGTAATTAATTCAGCAAATCCCATAATTCCAAGATCATGTCTCTTACGATGACTATTACGATTTACATTAATCATAAGAACTCCGTTGGATGGAATATTCATTGAAGAACGAATAGCAGCTCTATTTCCTTCAGGAATCTTAGAAAACAAAGTTGTATCTACAGCATTCTCAAGAACTCGAATGTCTGGGAATGGACCATATTTGGTATAGATATCCTTCCAATAGGGTGTAAAGCAATAGATACGATGTGCGTGTTTATTCATACTTTCAATTAGAGGAGATACAATTCCTTCATACACTTGATCCACATATAACCAAAGCTTATAAGTTGACTTCTCTTTATCAAATTTCATCGCCTCAATGAACTTGTGAATGATTAGAGGATCATTATAAATCATGACTATATCCGGATTCACCATCTCCAAATATTCATTAATCTTGTTAAATCCAAATCCGTCTTCCTTTGGATCTTCATTCGCAGCTGCGTCATAAGAAATAACTCCTTTTGGAACAGTTCGAATACTTGCATGCGATGGATGACGCTGAAATCCAAAATGATAGGTTTTAACTTGAGGAGCAAGTGTTGCTAGTTGACCTAGAAGATTATAGACAACCTTTGAATACCCAGTTGTCTGGTCTACGTGTGTACTAATTAGAACAAACCTCATTATACTGATAGTCTTTTCTCTCCGTAAATCACAAATGCAAGTTAACTCAGCTCAAGACTATTTAACAAATCAGAAGCGCAAGATTATTGCTAAATCGTTAGCTGTGGCTCCTCCGCCTCAGAAGAGACGTAGCAACACTATGTACATTGGTGTTCTCGCAAATGATGCTCATCGATACACTCGCTTTGTTGGAGGTATAGGCATCAATACAGTTGGCCCTGCTGTATTAGGAACAACTTATACTTCGGACTGTTGTGTTCCTGCGAATACTGCGACTACTACCTATTTAGTCTAATCTCATACTAACACAATATGCCGGGAGGTCTACTTCAACTTGTCGCAATTGGAGCCCAGAATGAACTGATTAACGGAAATCCGTCTATGACGCATTTTAGGGCAGTTTATCGGCGACACACTAACTTTGCTATGGAAGCAATCCGAATGACGTTTGGTAGCTCTAATTTAGAGTTTTCTCAGACGACTAAACGAACAATTTCGTGTCGGATTGATCGCTACGCACAGATGATTCATGATGTTTATTTAGTTTTAACTCTACCTGATATTTGGTCTCCTCTTTATTATTTGGGAACTTCTGCTCCTCCATCTACGTATGACCCTCGTTCAAACTCAATTGGATATGAGTTCAAGTGGATTGAGAATATTGGATACAACTTGATTGATAGTGTCGAAATCACCGCAAATGGACAAATTCTTCAACGTCTTACAGGTGAATGGCTCAAGTTCTATTCCTATTTAACACATGACCCAAACAAGCGAAAGATTGTAGATGAAATGGTAGGTAATATTCCTGAAGTCAATGACCCTGCTAACGCTTATGATCGCATTAATCAATATCCTCACGCAATCACACCCTTGAACTTTCCAGGTGGAATTCCTAATACAAAAACTCCAGAGCCTTCGATTCGTTCACGTCAATTAGTGATTCCGCTTCACTTTTGGTTCTGTGAGAATCCAGGTATGGCTCTCCCATTAGTTTCTATGCAGAACTCAGATGTTTCAATTAATGTTACATTTCGTCCATTGAATGAGTTATATACGATTGTTGATGTCAATCCATTATCTCCTACATATGGTCAGCGTATTCGTCCGAGTACACCTGATAATTCAATTGGAAGGTTTATGTCTCCACCTACATTAACTGGTGTTCAATCTAATCCAACATTAACAACCTTTTTCCCTGACCCATATTTGGAAGGAAACTTCATTTATTTGACTGAGATGGAAATGGCTCAACTGGCAACAGCAGATCAGACATTTCTAGTTAAAACAGTTACATTCGTAAATAATCCAGGTCAGTATGGTGGAAATTCAGATATTGAAATACCATTCTTTAATTTGGTGACACGTATTGTATGGTCTGCTCAAAGGTCTGATAAAATTTTAACAAATGACTGGGATAATTATACGAACTGGGATAATCCTCATAGAGCTCCATTTACAAATATTGGAACAGCAAATGACGTATATTCTACATTAACAAACTCAACTCAAACTCAAACATTTTTATATTCAAGCGGCCAACTTCAAATCACATCCGTGTATCCTCGTGATGCTCTAACACAAGGTCAACTTCTTTTGGATGGTAAAGAACGATTCTCTGTCAAACCTAGTTCTTATTTCTCTCTTATTCAGATGTATAAACATACTACTGGAAACGCACCTGAAATTCCAGGAGTCTACATGTACTCATTTGCGCTGAATAACGATTTGTATCAACCCAGTGGAGCAATTAACGGTAGTATGTTCAATAAAGTAGCATTACGATTAACATTACAACAACCTCTACCTACTGCTGCAGGAGTTGCCTCACAGCAAACAGTTTGCGTGTTAAAATCTACTGTATTTTCACCAAATCCAGTGATTATTACCGCTGGTCAGCTAGCATTAACAAATCCAGATGGAACTTTATTGTACCCTCCTGATTCGATTGTTAGTGTTGTTCGCAATACAAATGGAGATAATATCATTTTTTCGTATACCTATAATTTAGGTGTCTACGTTGAGTCTATCAATTTCTTAAGAATCGTTAGTGGTCTTGCGAATTTCGTGTTTGCTAACTAACAATGAGTATCATAATACAACAAGCCACGTGGGGTGATGAGACTTCCGCGACTGACATTACAAAATCACTACAAGAGAAAGCGAAACAAGGATATCTAGATTTGGTTGCAGATGGTAAGTTAGTCCCTGCGGTTGATTTACTGACTGGCTCACAAGATGTTGTTTTGACAGATGATGAGAAAACTGAAATCAAGAAAAAGGCAACTGAAGTTTGTGGTTCTGCTTCAGATGAGAAATGTATTAATTTCAATAAAAATCAGTTTGAGTCCAGTTTACTTCAAAAGAAAGTAGCTGAGAAACAGTCTTCTGCTAATATCATTACAGGACGTCGATTGACATTGACCTATAAAAATGAAGAGAATGGAAGACCTATTACAGTAGCAATTCCAGATGGTCAAAAAGTTGTAGCAGGTAAGAAACCTGAATTTCAAGGACCAGATTTGTCTGGATTAACACCTTCAAGTACAATTCTTGGAGCTCTTGGATTTGTAGGTCAGTTTATGTTAACAATGCTCTGGGTATTTAGTATCGCAGTGACATATCATTTATTGATTCTTACAGGAAACACAATTACTGCGTATGTCTTAACAGCAATTTCAATTGTTATCCCCTATTCAGGTCTCTTATTAACTCCAATCGCATTAGCCTATTTCAAATATAGGAGTTCTAAAGCAGCAGCTCCAAAAGTTGTTCCTACTTAAGAGTAATGTTTCATCTCACGTGGATAGCAGCGGGAGTGATTGTAGGTATGTTAATTGCGTGTATTGTCATTCCTCCTACTCGAAAAGAGGTCGCTGTTCCTACACCGCATGACCATGATATTTTTCACACAGATACAGGTTGTGTTCGCACAAATGCCATTGAAGTTCCATGTGGAGTCGAAGCTGACTCCTTCAATCTACTCGCAAGTCTCAATAAGAAGTAATGATTAACATCACACGAGCAATTGAAAATGCAGGCCCCTTCTTTTCATTTGTCATCGGACTAGGCATCTCTGTATTGTTGTTTCATCGCAACT